CAACCCTGGTTTGGCTCTCCCTTTGATTGCTCTCCAATACCACGAGGTCAAGATCAACCTTGATATCCGCCCTATTGATGAGTGCTTGTGGGCTGTTACCACCTTGAACTGCAACACCAATCCTTACTCTGGTGCTGCTGGTCAATACAACGTTGGACGCCCCGTTCCTGCCACCATTGCTTACAATCAGTCTTTGGTTGCTGCTTCTTTGTACGTCGACTATGTGTTCTTGGACACTGACGAGAGACGCAGAATGGCGCAAAACCCCCACGAGTACCTTATTACTCAGCTCCAATTCACTGGTGATGAGTCTGTTGGTTCTTCGTCGAACAAGATCAAGCTCAACTTTAACCACCCCGTTAAGGAGCTTATCTGGGTTGTCCAGCCCGATCAGAACGTTGACTATTGCTCGTCTTTGACTTGTGATGCTCTCCTTTTCAAGGTACTCGGTGCCCAACCCTTCAACTACACTGATGCCATCGATGCTCTCCCCAATGCTATCCACGCTTTCGGAGGTCCCGCTGCCGTCGCTGCTGACTCTCGTGCTTACATTGATGCCCGTGGTCTTTTCCAAGACGCGGGTGCTATGGATTCTTTCATCCCTGCTGGTTTCACTGGATACTGGCACGGTCCTTCTAATCCTTACAATGAGGCAAATATGGGTGGTGACCAAGTTCCTATTAACACTGCTGGTCTCCCTGCTTCCATCATTGCTTCTCTCCAGGAGTCTGGAAGTCACAAGGATAACTCTGGTGTCTCTGATGCTGGTACCTTCGTCCTCTCTGAGACCTCTTTGGACATGCATTGCTGGGGACAAAACCCCGTCGTCACCGCTAAGCTCCAACTTAACGGCCAAGATCGCTTCTCTGAGCGTGAAGGATCTTACTTCTCTTGGGTCCAACCTTACCAAGCCCACACCAGAAACCCTGATGAGGGTATTAACGTGTATTCTTTTGCTCTCCGCCCTGAGGAACACCAACCCTCGGGAACGTGCAACTTCTCCAGAATTGATAACGCTACCCTCCAGCTTGTCCTCTCCAACGCCACCGTTGAGGGTACCAAGACTGCCAAGGTCCGTGTTTATGCCACTAATTACAACGTGTTGAGAATTATGAGTGGTATGGGAGGTTTGGCTTACTCAAATTAAAAATCTTGTTACGATTTATCGTCACATTATCTTTTATATATTTTAATAATTAATAACATAAAATTTAATTATTAAGACAAAAATCAATATAATAATACCATTTTTAATAGTTTAAATACAAAATACATAATTATATTAAATGTTAAAACCCATAGTAGTTCTTGTATTTGGCGGAAATGGTTGGATTGGCTCCAAGGTGGTCAAATTGCTACAAAATCTCAAAATAAATGTGATTACATCAAGTTGTCGAGCAGATGATATAAACGCAATACAAAAAGAAATAACTGATATTGGAAATGTAACACACATAATGAGTTTTATTGGGCGAACCCACGGAACATATAATAATGAAGTAATTGGAACTATTGATTACTTGGAAAAACCCGGTAAATTAGTAGACAATATGAGAGACAATTTGTTTAGTCCAATTGGTCTTGCTGAATTAAGCAAAAAAAACAGTATTCATTTTACTTATTTAGGCACAGGATGTATTTTTGAATATGACGACGAGCATTTATTTGGCGACCAAGAAACCGGCTTTTTAGAATCTGATTTGCCCAATTTTATTGGTTCATCGTATTCAATTGTAAAAGGATATACCGACCGATTAATGCAACTATTGTATTCAGATAGCGTACTAAATGCCAGAATTCGTATGCCTATTACAGACGAGCAAGATAGCCCGCGCAATTTTATTACCAAGATTACGAGTTACAAGAAAGTATGTTCAATTCCAAACTCAATGACCGTATTAGATGAATTATTGCCAGCATTAATTGAATCGGCATTAAAAGGAGAAGTTGGAACAATTAATTTAACAAATCCTGGACTTATTTCGCATAATGAAATATTAACAATGTACAAAGAAATAGTAGATCCGAATTTTACTTGGGAAAACTTTTCAGTGGAGGAGCAAAATCAAATATTAGCATCAAAGCGTTCAAATAATTGTTTGAATACAAATAAACTATCAAAGCTTCATTCGGTATTACCAATTAAAGAATCAGTAAGAAATACTTTGGTTAGAATGAGAGAGAAAAATAATATATAAATTACAATTAATGTATTTACGAAGAATAAATACATAAATAAATATTTTAATAATAATAAAATATGAAAAACTTATTGATAACAGGAGGTTGCGGATTCATAGGTTCAAATTTTATTAATTATTTTTTCCACTTGGACAAAGATATAAACATTATCAATTATGATGCTATGTATTATTGTGCCAGCGAAATGAATGTCAATAAAGAAATTAGGGATTCACCAAGATACAAATTAGTAAAGGGCAATTTATGTTCATTTGATTTAGTTCGCTATGTATTAGAAAATAATAAAATAGATACTATTATTCATTTTGCGGCGCAATCGCACGTCCAGAATTCTTTTGAGGATTCGCTACAATATACAAATGATAATATAGTAGGCACACATACTTTATTAGAATGCTGTAGACGTTATGGAGATATTGAGCGTTTTATTCATATTTCCACAGACGAAGTTTATGGTGAATCAATGTTAGAAGAAAACGAAGAAAAAAAGAATGAAGAGTCGATTTTATGCCCAACAAATCCATATGCCGCGTCAAAAGCTGCCGCTGAATTAATCGCAAAATCATATTACCATTCTTTTAAAATGCCTATCATAATTACGCGCGGCAATAACGTTTATGGTCCCAATCAATATCCTGAAAAACTGATACCATTATTTATAGAATTATTAATAAATAATAAACCAGTAACAATACAAGGTGACGGATCAAATGTACGGGCTTTTTTACACGTAAATGATGTATGTTCTGCTTTGAATTTGGTTTTGAAAAATGGCAAAATCGGTGAAATATATAATATTGGAAGTGATGAAAACGATGAATTTACTATTCTTGATATATCAAAATTATTAATTAAAAATATTGCGAATACAGAAGAATATGATAAATGGATTACATATATCAAAGACAGACCGTTTAACGATAAGCGATATTATATTAGTAATCAGAAAGTGAAGGATTTGGGTTGGACAATCGAAACAGAATTTAACGAAGGAATAATTAATTTAATAAATCATATTAAAATTAAATCAAAAAATTAAATCAAAAATAATTAACAATTATTTGTATTTTATATAATGTAAGTCGTGACTAACATCTTCGGAAAAATTTTTTAAATATGGCATTATTCGCGACAACTCATATGCCATTTTGTTATTTATTTCAATCATTTTATTCATCTCCTCTTTTATACAACGTATTTCTTTATTTAAAGTTACTATTTCATTTTTGAGTGAATTATTATCCATTAGAATATTATTTCTATTATTATCGAGTGACATCTTATTTATTAATAAATAATAACACCTTTAAATTTTTTACAAAAATACTTAAACAAAATACATAATAATTTAAATAAAATTGAATTAAAAAATAACAAAGGGTTAAAATGTATAAATAATAAATAAGATGAGTGATTTTGAATCAATAGAATTATATTTTAAGCGAGTCTACACTTGTAAATCGAATATCTACAGTGTAAATGTTGATTATACATTAGCACAGCTTTACGAATTTATAACCGCAAAAGCTTTTAGCGACGACTTTGGTATTAACAGTAATAGCTATAAAATAGAAATAGTAGAAGCAGGACAATTTGACAATATAAACGGACGTCACGCCGAATTGGCACCGGCATTAGACCCAAACTCCGATACAACATTACGACAAAAATATGGCGACAATATTAAACACAAGGCATTTTATATTAGACCTAAGCTATTTATAACTATACCAGATAGCCCAACCAATGAAAATGGTGTAACTACCCCTTTAGCGCCCAGAACATAATTATTTATAAATTATTTACAAATAATTAATTATTTTTTTATTTATCTTAATCCATCAAAAAAATTACCTATATCTTGTTGTTGTTGTATCACTCCATCAGGATCTGCTTGTATAGGTACTTGTCGCCCTATCGCTTGTTGTTGTCGTCGTCTCAACATTTCAAGTTGTTGTTGTCTCAACATTTCAAGTTGTTGTCGTCTCATAGCAAGCTCTTGTTGTGTATTTCCATTATACAAACTCGATTGATTTAAAGAATATGGGGTTATATCCTTACCACCTTTTATAGTTTTTCTCCTTTTTCTTTTTTTTCTACTTGTTTTCCTACTTGTTTTCATAGCACCCCTTTTTCTTTTCTTACCAGTTTTACGTCTTTTTAGACTAAA